TTCGACAACACCATGCTGCGCATCGGCAGCATGAACATGCTGCTGCACGGTGTGGAGAGCCCGGACATCCGCTATCGCGACTCGCTCGCGCAGGACCACGCGGGCGAGGAGGAGAAGTACACGCTGGTGCTAGCCAATCCGCCCTTCGCCGGCAGCCTCGACTACGAGAACACCGCCAAGGACCTGCTCCAGATCGTCAAGACCAAGAAGACGGAGCTGCTCTTCCTCGCGCTCTTCCTGCGCCTGCTCAAGCCCGGCGGGCGCGCGGCGGTGATCGTGCCCGACGGCGTGCTGTTCGGCTCAAGCAAGGCGCACAAGGAGGTGCGCCGCATCTTGGTGGAGGACCAGAAGCTCGAGGCCGTGGTGTCACTGCCCGGCGGCGTGTTCAAGCCCTACGCGGGCGTCTCGACCGCGATCCTCCTCTTCACCAAAACCAACTCCGGCGGCACCGACTCCGTCTGGTTCTACGACGTCGAGGCCGACGGCTGGAGCCTCGACGACAAGCGCACGCCGCTGCTGCCCGACAACAAGCTCGGCCCCGTGCCGAAGACGGCGCTCGCCGAGGACGACCACGCGAAGAACAACCTGTCCGACGTGCTCGCACGTTGGGCTCAGCATGCTGGCGCCGAGCGCGAGCGCCCGCGCACTGCGCAGAGCTTCTGCGTGCCTAAGGCCGACATCGTCGCGCAGGGATACGACCTCTCGCTCAACCGCTACAAGGAAGCGGTGCACGAGGCGGTCGAGCACCGCCCGCCGAAGGAAATCCTCGCCGAGCTGACGAAGCTGGAGGAGGAGATCCTGCGGGAGATAAAGGGGCTTGAGGGGATGCTGGGATGAATCCGGCCGGGGGCATCGCACTCGAGCACATCATGCCGCCCAGGTCGGGATCGGTTGACCCATCAGCATTCCCCAATGAGGAGTTCGACCTCTACAGCATTCCCGCCTTTGACCAGCGAGAGCCTGAGATCCTAGCCGGATGCGCGATCGGGTCTGCGAAGCAGATTGTCCAGCCTGGGGACGTGTTGCTCTCTCGGATCGTCCCACACATCCGTCGAGCCTGGATTGTGGGACACGACCGGGGCCGACGAATCATCGCGTCTGGCGAGTGGATCGTCTTCCGTGGCGACGATGTTGAACCCCGGTATCTCCGTCATGTCCTCGTTAGTGACCCATTCCATACCGAGTTCATGCGTACGGTGTCGGGTGTTGGTGGATCACTGCTTAGGGCTCGGCCCGCGTACGTCGCTAAGATCAAGATCCCCCTACCGTCCCTCCCCGAGCAGAGGCGGATTGCAGAGATCCTGGACAAGGGGGACGAGCTGCGGGCAATGCGCCGCGCCGCCCTTGCCAAGCTCGACACCCTCACTCAATCCATCTTCCTCGACATGTTCGGCGACTCCACAACAATTCTGCACAAGTGGCCGACCAGCACTCTCGGGTCACTCCTCGACTTCCTTACGAGCGGGTCGCGAGGTTGGGCGAAGTACTACTCGGATGATGGAGACTTGTTCCTCCGAATTCAGAACGTCAGACACGACAAGCTCTCTCTAGACGATATTGCGTACGTGCATGCACCTAATACGGCAGAAGCAAAGCGCACGCAGGTCGCGCCTGGCGACGTGCTGCTGAGCATCACCGCCGACCTCGGCAGAACAGCGGTCATCCCGCAAACATTCGGGCGGGCCTTCATTAATCAGCACTTGGCGATTCTGCGCACAAAATCGTTTGTGCCGCGATTCCTTTCCGCCTATTTGGCGTCTCCGTCGGGCCAGCGCCAGGTGTCCGGCCTCAATCGGCATGGCGTGAAAGCCGGTCTCAATTTCGATGACATTCGCTCATTGGTTGTCCCCGTCCCCCCGCTCGCTCCCCAGCGACAGTTTGCGAGCCGTGTCGCCTCGGTGGAAACTCTGAGAAGGGTTGAATCGACATCAGCCACCAAGCTAGACGGCCTCTTCCTTACGTTGCAGCAGCGTGCGTTTCGAGGGGAGGTACGTGCTTGAGCCAGTTCACCTTCCTCCAGCGCGAGTGGGGCGCGGTCTTCGAGGCAGCGACGAAGGCGGAAGGGACGGTGTACGCCGATCCGCGTACAACCTGCTTCTACGCTCGCCGCGCTCTGGAGTTGGCAGTGAGCTGGGCCTTCAAGCACGACGCTGGACTCATGCTGCCCTATCAGGACAACCTCTCCGCTCTGATCCACGAGCCGAGTTTCAGGCAGACGGCCGGCGAGGCGGTGTTCAACAAGGCGCGGGTGATTAACACGCTGGGCAATCGCGCCGTGCACAGCCACCGCCCGGTATCGGAGGCGGACGCGTTGGTAGCGGTACGCGAACTATTCCACGTCGCCTACTGGTTCGCCCGTACGTACGGGCGCACGGGCCCCCCAGCTCCGGGCCTCGCGTTTGATGCGGCGGCGCTGCCGCATCCGGCGCAGGCCGCGGCACACATCACGGGGCAGACCGCCGAGCAGTTGCAGGCGATGGAAGCTCGTCTGAGGGAGAAGGACGAGAACCTCGCGGCGCTGCTCGCAGACAAGACCGCACTGGACGATGAGCTGAAGCGTCTGCGCGCTGAGGTGGCCGAGGCGAGGAAGGCGGCAGCCGCTCGGCCCGACACGCACGACTACTCTGAGGCCGAAACCCGCGACTACTTCATCGACTTACTGCTCAATGAAGCGGGGTGGCCGCTCGACCAGTCCCGCGACCGAGAGTTCGAGGTCAGCGGCATGCCGAACGCCGAAGGCAGGGGCTTCGTTGACTATGTGCTCTGGGGCGACGACGGCAAGCCGCTGGGGCTAGTGGAGGCAAAGCGCACGCGCCGCGACGCCCGGGCCGGGCAGCAGCAGGCGAAGCTCTACGCCGACTGCCTCGAGCGGCAGTTCGGCCGGCGCCCGGTGATCTTCTACTCCAATGGCTACGAGCACTGGCTCTGGGACAACACTCGCTACCCGCCGCGCCGAGTTCAGGGGTTCTACAAGAAGGCGGAGCTGGAGCTCCTCATCCAGCGCCGCGAGACCCGGCGCTCGCTCGCCGAGGCGCCGATCAGCTCGACGATCGTTGAGCGTCACTACCAGACGCGCGCCATCCGCCGGATTGCTGAGGCGTTCGAGCGCGACCATGACCGGAAGGCGCTGCTCGTGATGGCTACGGGTGCCGGTAAGACGCGCACGGTTATCGCGCTCTGCGACCTGCTCATGCGCTGCTACTGGGCCAAGCGCGTGCTGTTCCTTGCCGACCGCGTGGCGCTGGTCAATCAGGCCGTGAACGCCTTCAAGCGCCACCTGCCGGACGCTTCGCCCGTGAACCTGGTCACCGAGAAGGAGGCCGAGGGGCGTATCTACGTCTCGACCTACCCGACCATGATGGGCCTGATCGACGAGGCAGTAGACGGCCAGCGGCGTTTCGGCCCAGGGCACTTCGACCTCGTGATCATCGACGAGGCGCACCGCTCGGTATTCCAGAAGTACCGCGCCATCTTCGACTACTTCGACTCGCTGCTCGTGGGCCTCACCGCAACGCCCAAGGACGAGGTGGACCGGAACACCTACAGCTTGTTCGATCTCGAGGACGGCGTGCCGACCGACGCCTACTCGCTGGAGGAGGCTGTGCGCGACGGCTTCCTCGTGCCACCGCAGGCGGTTTCCGTGCCGCTCAAGTTCCAGCGCGAGGGGATCAAGTACGCCGAGCTGTCGGAAGAGGACAAGGATCAATGGGATGCGCTGGAGTGGGACGAGGAAGGGACCGTACCCGATCGGGTCGAGGCTGAGGCGGTCAACCGGTGGCTCTTCAACAAGGACACGGTGGACAAGGTGCTGGAGCACCTGATGACGCGCGGTCTCAAGGTCGCGGGCGGCGACCGACTGGGCAAGACGATCATCTTCGCAAAGAACCAGCAGCACGCCGAATTCATCGCTGAGCGCTTCGACGCCAACTACCCCCACCTGAAGGGCGCGTTCGCGCGGGTCATCACCTTCAAGACCGAGTACGCGCAGAGCCTGATCGACGACTTCTCGAACAGAGACAAGGCGCCACATATCGCGATTTCGGTTGACATGCTCGACACCGGCATCGACATCCCGGAAGTAGTGAACATTGTCTTCTTCAAGCTCGTGCGCTCGAAGACCAAGTTCTGGCAGATGCTCGGTCGCGGCACTCGACTCTGTCAGGATCTGTTCGGGCCGGGACAGCACAAGGCGTTCTTCTATCTCTTCGACTACTGCCAGAACCTCGAGTACTTCAGTCAGGAGATTCCTGGGACCGAGGGATACGTCGCCGAATCCCTCGCCAAACGGCTGTTCGACGCGCGGCTGGAACTGATCGCGGCGCTGGATGGCCGCCCCAAGGAGGAGCTAGCCGCGGTGGTTGGGGCCGCGACTGCCACCTACGGGGACCCGACGACTGGCGAGGAGGTGCGGCGGGCCGTGGCGGAGCTGCTGCAGCGCGAAGTTGCGGCGATGAAGCTGGACAACTTCATCGTGCGGCCTCACCGGCGTCTGGTTGAGAAGTACGCCAAAGCCGAGGCCTGGGCTGCACTGGCGACAGAGGCCCTGGCAGAACTCTCCTGCGAGGTCGCGGGGCTCCCCACGGAGCTCGACCCGGAGAATGAGGAGGCGAAGCGCTTCGATCTGCTTGCCTTGAAGCTTCAGCTGGCCCTTCTTCACGCCGACCCAGGCTTCGAGCGGCTGCGCGAACGTGTCAAGGAGATCGTGGGGCTCCTCGCCGAGAAGGACGCGATTCCGATGGTCCGCGAGCAAATGGCACTCATCCAGGACGTGCTGACCGACGAATGGTGGCAGGACGTCACGGTGCCGATGCTCGAGGCGATGCGGCGGCGTCTGCGCGGACTCGTGCAGCTCATCGACAAGCGGCAGCGAAGGCCGGTATACACCGACTTCGAAGATTCGATGGGTGGGGGGACCGGTTTCACGCTGCCGGGCTTTGCAGTAGGAACCGATCAGGCCAAGTTCATTGCGAAGGTGCGGGCGTTCCTTCGCCAGCATCTAGACAATGTCGCCGTCGCCAAGCTGAGGCTGAACCGGCCGCTCACATCGTCGGATCTTTCCGAACTGGAGCGCCTGCTAGGGGAGAGCGGGGCGGGCGGTCCGGAGGATATCCGCCGCGCGGCGGAGGGTGCCCAGGGTCTCGGGCTTCTCGTTCGCTCGCTCGTTGGAATGGACAGGGCGGCGGCCAAGGAGGCACTGGCAAGATTCACGAACGGGAGGACCCTCACCGCCAGTCAGCTCGAATTCGTTAACCTAATCGTGGATCACCTGACGGAACATGGTGTGATGGAAGCGGCGAGGCTTTACGAGTCGCCGTTCACGGATCTCACAGCCCACGGGCCGGACGGACTCTTCAAGGCGGGCGACATGGAGGAGCTCATGCACGCTCTCCACATCGTGCGCGCCACGGCTATGGCGGCATGAACTTCCGCGTACTGCGAATGGGGATGGTGGCGTAGGCAGTCGTGGTAACTCATTTGCGCCGATCGTCTGCATGGCTAGCATTACGTACCGTGGTTGTGGTGGGACTCTTCCTACCTCTCCTTGCACTAGGTGTCGAGCACGGCAAGGTCGTTAAGGTCGTCGACGGCGACACTATCAAGGTCCGTATCGCTGGCGGTGTCGAGAAGGTCCGACTCATCGGAGTTGACACGCCAGAGACGGTGGATCCCCGGAGGGAAGTCCAGTACTTCGGTGAGGAGGCGTCGGAGTTTACGAAGAAGGTAGCTTTGGGCGAAGAAGTCTGGCTTGAGCCGGACCCGCAATGCTCCAATCGAGACAAGTACCGCCGTCTGCTTCGGTACGTCTATCTTGAGGACGGGACACTGCTGAACGCTGAGATCATCAGGAAGGGCTACGGCTTCGCGTACACGAAATATCCGTTCAGCCGAATGAAGGAGTTCAGGAGGCTAGAGAAGCAGGCAAAGAAGAAAGGCCGGGGGCTATGGGCGGAATAATGGCGGCAGGCTTACATCAAACACTTCTGGAACAGACAACTGTGCCATCGGACCCCTTGCGCGCGATCTTCACCCCCGAAGTACTGCTCCGCCTGAGGCAGCACTCGCCGCAAGACTACCATCTCGTCCATCGCCTGAACGTCCTGGAAGCGGCTGGGCCCACGCCATCGGAGGCAGAGACGGCACACGCCATAACCTGGCGGCGTGTCGAAAAGGCTGCGTGGGAGGCTTACCTCCAGGCGGCATTCGCATGTGGCTTGTTCGACGGAGAGAGCGGCGCTGAGCTCCGGGGCCGCCTAATGAGCCCGGATTACGAGAACTTCCGCTCTGCGATCGACGAGTGTGCTACGGCGTGGCTCCTCGCTGGCGTGCTGCGTCTGAAGGTGACTCCGCGACCAGGAGGGACAGGGTCTACCCGACTAGAGATGCGTGCAACGTACCAGGGTGGAGAATTCAGTGTCGAGGTTAAGTCTCCGTTTAGGCAGCTCCGCCTAGAACCTGGGGTCGTGCATGTCGGATGGGGCGATGACTCGGGCGCTCTGGTGAACTGTATCCAGGAAGCCGGTAAGCAATTCTCGAAGGGATGCGCGAACGTCCTCGTTATAGTCCCCAGGTTCATGCTTCGCGTTGCAACGAATCGACGGATGATTCTGAATGCCTTCTACGGCCAGGACACCATCCACATCCCCGTTGATCGAACGGATGGGGAGCCGGTAGGGGAGCCTTACATCGGGTTCCAGCCCGATGGGCGCCTCCTTAAGGTCTGGCGGCCCGAAGCGAAGCCCCGGCACACCAGAGTCTCCGCCATTGTGACCGTTGAAGAGGAAATCCGGGATTGGGAGACACCTGCCGGCAGGGTCGAGCCTGTGATGCATCACGACGTACTCGTGGCTCACAATCCGTACGCCGAGATTCCGGTCTGCAGGTCCATTTGGAAGGACTGGCCGCAACTGGTTCATGAAGGAGAAACACTCCTGTGGACAGACGGGGGCTCCCTGACGGGCTGGTGACCAGGATGAATACCACCGAACCGGAGTGGGTCTTCGCGTACGGGTCCAACATGGACCTGGATGACCTTCGCGGCTGGCTCGCCGATCAAGGGCAGAGCGCCAACGGTATACAACGTGTGGAGCAGGCCGCCCTCCCCGATCACAGGCTTGTCTGGAACTATCATTCCGTCTCCCGTCAGGGTGGCGCTGCTAACGTGGAGCCGTGTGCAGGTCGGGATCTACCTGGGCTTGCGCTGTTGGTAGACGCAGCCACGTTGCAGGCGATTGATCGCAAGGAGGGGAACCCGAGGTATTACAGCCGGGGCAGATCGCCTCTGACGCTCCGACTGCAGGGAGGCCAGGAGGTCTCCGCCTGGGTCTACGTAGCAGTCCCGGAACGCTGTAGCGACACACCGGTTCCCCCGCGGCGCGCGTACTTGGGATTGCTGCTTAAGGCAGCCCGGAAGTACGCCCTGCCTGCCTGGTACCTCGCAGAGTTGGAGGGGACCATGACGGCGGACTGAGGTTAGCAGCGACACCCGGGGATCGTTCACATGCCGCAAGCTACCGAGAGAGGTGGTAGGCGAAGTGTGAGCGCGGGACTCCTCTGGCCAGGTTCAGTTTTTGAGGGAAAAAGGAGGGGCCACTGCAAGTGCCGCCCCGTACCGAGACGATCCTAACCTTTGGCTTCAGTCAATGGCGGTCAAGAGTGGCGGCTTTCTCAATCAGGGCTTGAACCTCCTTTACAGCTGCGGCGGCCGCTTCCCGCTGGATGTGAGGCTTTAGCGATGTGATTCGCTTAGCAAGGACCGACTGTTTGAGGTCCCTTCCCGCCTCCTTGACGACGTATAGGGCCGTTGCGACGCGTTCAAGCTCGGCTACCTGCCTCTTCCCCAGCGACTTGGCCACGAAGGTGATCCGGTCGGTATACCTACTGACAGTCTGCTTCTGGGAGTCCTGCAGGACGTCTGAAGCGGGGGTCACCACGTAGCTTGGACCGTACGGGTAATTCGATTGGATACTAATGAGGCCATCAGCCCGCATAGCCGTCAGCTCATCCCTTAGGTCGAACGAGAATGGGCCGTGTTTGTAGAGAATGAACGAGAACCCCAATGGTACCCCGACCAACTCCTGAAGAAAGAAGGTCGCTTTCTGCAGGTGAGTTTCCCCACACCAGCTATCTTCTTCCTTCAGGCGCAGTAGAAGGTTGATGAAAGTTGCGTCCCTAGCTGGCTTGTTCATCTTTCCGTTCCCCCGGATGGCTGATTATCTCCTGACGGCATTTCGCAAGCCACGTCTGTCCTTTGACAAGCAGGTCTGGTCTTATGAATACGTAATCCACGGCGAATGGTGGCGTGGTCTTCAAAGTGGGTGATAGGTCGAGCGAGGATGCGATCCGCCCATCGCGGGTCAAAACCGGGAAATGGTGGGAACCACCCTTACCAGGGTAACGATCGATTCGTACCGAGTCAGGGCCGAACTCTTGGAGAGCCGCGTCATAAATAGCAGCCGCAGCATCACGGTTCACAACGAGATCGGCTGGATTCCGGGTATAGAGAAGCTTGAAGTGTTTGCGATGAACGATGCGACTCGCTGGATCATGACCCTTAGCGGCAGGGTCGTCTGCAGCCCGTCGTATGGCCGAATAGACCTCGACGTCGGAATAGGGGAGGAGCTCAGTAGGAGAAACCGGAAACGTCCCTCCCGGGAGCCAATCGACGAGGAATTCCTGAAGATGAATGTCGTAAATCCGACGAACGGGATGGAAGTACAGCTGGGAGTACATGAAATACCGGGCGAGGACGAGCGCTTCCGCTGAGTAGATGCCTCCGTCCTCGATTCCGAGTGCCGGCTCGTCCGATCCTTCTTCCTTTGGCAAGATCCTAAGAGTTTCTACGAGCCGGTAATGGTCAAAGCGCCCGTACGAGACGCCCGCGTGAAGGGAATCGCGGAGAAGGTAATCAATCCGATCAACTCCGAGTGCATCACCCTGGATAATCTCGCAGAGGATCGCCTCCAAATCCGAAAACGGGTCGCCCTTCCAATATTTCGGTCCAACCGCCAGTTTCGCAACATCAACCGGATCGAGATGCAGCTCCTTCCAGATGTCCGCCAATCCCTTCTCGTGGATGATCTCCCCTGTAATATGCTCGTGTCGCCAGCCTTCCGGAAGAAGCTTCTCTTCCGCGGCGTGCGAAAAGGGAAGGTGTCCGAGGTCATGGCAAAGAGCCGCCATACGTACGGCCCTCCTCCAGTAGGTCAGGTCGTGGCTGCCTTGCTTGGGTACCAGTCCACGTACCGACTCATGCGACAGATTGTCGGGGGAGGTGACGATATCGAAGACCCGTGATGCAAGGTCCATCACACCAAGCGAGTGCTCGAATCTAGTGTGTGTGGCAGCGGGGTAAACGAGATTGGTTAGGGCTAGTTGATGAACGTGACGTAGCCGCTGGAAGAAAGAAGAGTCGAGGATCTTCCGCTCCGGCGTCTCAAGCCGTATGAAGACGTGAACGGGGTCCCTGATTTCGTGCCACTGCTTTGCCAGCGCGGTAGCCTCCTCGGCAGCAATGGACGTGGTAGGGTGGGAGCGGATGGTATCACGGTCGGATGGGTTGCGCACTGGCCAAAACTGCCGTAGTACATCTGTTAGGGGCACAGGGTTTAGCTTCCGCGCACGGATCAGGCCCCTCGGATCCTGGACGCTGACCCGTCAAAGTCGACCGCTACCGCGAGCAAACGGACCAAAGCCGCCCTCTCGGCTGGCCAAAGGGTCTCCCACAATGGCTCGAACGCCTCTAAGGTGGGCCGGAGCTCCGGCTCGGCTATGCTCGCCCTCTTGATCGTCTCGATTTCGGCGGTCAGCTGTGAGAGTCGGCATTCTATAGTCGCAGTCTGGTTCGGGATGCCGTCGATCTCAATAGGATCCTCACTCGAGAACTCACGGCGTCTAATGCGCGCCAACCCGCTTCGGAGTTTGCGCCTCAGCACCTTGCCTTCGCCGTAAAGCTCTGCGACAACCTTGTCCCGTTGAACCTTCGCTTGTCGGATAAATTCTTTGGTTAGCTCAGGGCTGCGCCCAATCGCCCGGATTTGCTCGATCACCTGTTGCTCGGCGACATGCGCAGCGACCCTGCCAGTTGGACAGGCACGGGCTCCCTTCTTCAGCCTTACCTGGCAAACGTAGTAGCGGTGCCTTCGCTGGCCTCGTGCCGTGTAGCTCGGGGTCATTCGGCAGCGACACTGAGCGCAGTAGAGGAGACCTTTCAGGAGCGCCTCGGAGCCGGTCCGCCCACCCTGATATCCCGCATTACCGTTCCGGGTCAGTAACAGCTCAACCTGATTCCATGTCTCTTCGTCGACGATCGGCTCGTGCGCACCCTTGACCAGGCGACCCGAGCAGCGCACCAAGCCGGCATAGACGGGAAGGCGAAGTAGTCGGAGGAGGGAGGTCTTATCAAACGGCGCTCCTCCGCGCTCCGTGCCATTCTTATGGTTGCCGGACTTCATCCTCACGCCGTGCCGCCCCAGCTCCTCGATGACTCCAAAGAGCGAGCGTACTTTGAGGTAGAGTGCGAAGATGTCGCGCACCGTCGCCGCCTCAGTTTGATTGACAACGAGGCGTCCGTTCTCGAGGTTGTAACCCAGCGGTACGTGACCACCGGTCCAACGACCCGCCTTGCGTGCCGCCGCGATCTTGTCCCTGGTCCGCTCACTGATCTGCTCCCGTTCGAACTGGCCGAACGACAGGAGCATGTTCAGCATCAGCTTCCCTTGACTCGTGCTCGTGTTCAGGTCCTGAGTGGCGCAGACCAGATCCACTCGGTGATGCTCCAGAAGCTCCCAAACTCGGTAGAACTGATGGATCGAGCGGCTGAGGCGGTCGATCTTGTAGACGAGAAGGGTGTCAATTCGACCGGCTTCGATGTCATCGAGAAGGCGCTTCAGGGCTGGCCGCTCGAGGGTGCCCCCCGAGTAGCCCGGGTCCGAATAGGTGTCCATGTAGGTCCAGCGCTCCGCTGAACCTTGGTCCGCGTCGCGCATGGAGATGTAGGTCTTGCAGATCTGCTCCTGCGCCTGGAGCGAGTTGAACTCGAGCGCAGCCTGCTCATCCGTCGAGACCCGGACGTAGACGGCAGCCCGACGTACCGCTGGTCCTGTCGCCGGACTCACTCGGCGCCGAGCGGGCCTCATCCCTTCGAACCTCGGTTCCGACGTGAGAGACCGAAGAAGAGGCGACCGTTCCAATGCTGACCGGTGATCGCCGTCGCGACTGCAGTCAGGCTGGAGTAGACGCGCCCGTTCCACTCAAATCCTCGGTCTAGGACCGTTACCGTGAGTCTGAGCCTGCGGTAGTCGCGAAGAAGTACCGTGCCCGGTCGTGGTAGCCTGGGATCTCGAACGGGTGACGGGAGGGCCTGGATTGGTGCATCCAGCCGAGCGCTTCGGGGCTGGTTCCGGACTTCGGTCACGAGTGTCGGAAGACCGACGGCGTCGGACTCCTGACGCATGGCCGCTTGGGTGAGCCAGCTCACCTTCCGGACCAGGTACGGTCGATTCCAAGACTTGGCCGGCATCCCCGCCAGCCGGGTCAGCTCCTCCCGGAGCCGGCCCGTCTTCCACGTCTGGATCTCGGCCAGGCGCGCGACCAGGGCGGCCAACGGCTCTCTGTCTGCGTGTGCGTTCACCTCCACAATGAGCGCTCTCTTTGGCCGTCAAATCCACTGCAGTCTGGCGCTGAGGTTGAGAATCTGCGGTGCCGCAAGCCCTAGGGTGTGCGCCAGTTGCGGCACCCTGGGTCTTGGAAAGGAGAAGGCGAAGGTAGCCCGCCGCGAGAATGGCTGCGACCTCGGATAGTGCATCCGACGGTCGAGCCACGTTCAGTACCGCCACTTGTGGATCCAGCTCTGCCTACGCCGGTGGAATTCTCTGAGCTTGGCAGCTAGCCGGGCCTCTTCAGAGACCACCTGGGTAGAGCTCTCGGGTGGCAGTGCCCACTGAGCAGCGCGATCGCCGAGGCTGCGGACGAACGTAGGGCCAAGAATGTGGAGAGCGGCGAGGGCCATCACAGCGAGGTCGAGCGCCTCGTTGCGCTCCCGGGTTTTCACCCACTGGCGAGTCGCGCCCTTTCCCTTCACGTATTTCCGAATGCTCTTCTCAGCCGTCAGCTGGTTGGCGTACTCGAGATCGACCCAGTCCGGGAGGTGCATGTAGCCGGGACCCGGAGTGCGGATTCGAAGGCGCGAGTAGATCATGTCCTTCGCCGTATCCACGCCCAGCGTGAACAATCGAACCCGGTAGCGGTTGTGTATGCTCGGCCGGGTGACGAGGGGTGTTCCAGCAACGTTTCCACCCCGAGTGGGGAAGATCCGCCTGTCGATCTTCCCAAGGCAGAAGCGATACACCCATTCGGTGTGATGCCCGCCTGAGTCGACGCATACGCAGGAGATCGGGAGCTTCTGACCTCCTACATGATCGAACTTCTGGCGGAGGAACTGATCGAGCTCGTGCCAGGTTGTTTCCCGACCCGGGTCCCCATGGATCTGGGTGAAGGCGATGAGCCACGACTCCTCGCCTGCGCCGAACCCGTGGACGGCAACTTCGAGGCGATCACCCTGCACGTCTACGCCAGCCGTGAGCACGCCAACTCCGTTTGGCACCTCGGCTGCATAGTGCTCGGCACGCGCCAGAATGTGATCCGGCTCCACGGCTTCACCCCGCTCTTCCCAGGTCTCGCCAAGAACCGTGTTCACCCAGGTCTTGAAGCGGAATGGATCCTCCTTTGAGTCCAAGAACTCCTCGACGCACTCCCGCCAGGATTTCCATCCGAGGGGGCTATACAGACCAGAGAGGTGAAAGCCCACCGTTCGTCCATCGCCCTCCGCGGTGGGGCGCCACTCGCCACGCTCGAGCATCTGGGTTTTGTGCCGCTCTTCGACGAGCTCTCCACACCCAGCGCAGTAGAGTCGGGTTGTGCCTGCCTGGCGCTCGTCCCAACGGAGGTTCGACCACCGGATCCAGTCCATGTGGCCACAGAGAGGGCAGGGGACGAAGTACCGGCGCTGGTCCGAGGCGAGAAACTCACGCTCGATGCGTGAGAAGCCTCTGATTGTCGGGGTGCTCACCAGGAAGACCTTGCGCCTAGCGAAGGTGGTGGTCCGCTTCTCAGCCAGCGACACCGGGTCTCCCTGGCCATCTACGTCGCCGGGATACTCGTCCACCTCGTCCATGAAGAGGTTCCGAATGGGCATGGAGCGAAGCCCCGAGCCTGAGTTGGCACCCGTGATGATGAGGAGCCCGCCCTCAAACTCCTTCACGAACATCGTGTTTCCGGAATCGCGGGATCGGCTAGCGGCGACGCGCTCCCGAAGCACAGGGGTAGCCTCGATCATGGGGGCGATCCGCTGCTTGGAGACTCGCTTCGCGACCTCGACGGTGGGCTCGATGTAGAGGGTCGGAGCGGGGGCATGGTGAATGAGGTACCCGAGCCAGTTGTTCCCAGACTCCGTCGCTCCGATCTGTGCGCCCTTCATGAGGACCACCCGTTGCACAGGATTGAGTGCGGAGAGTGTGTCCATGATCTCGCGGAGGTATGGCGTTCGGCTTGTACGCCACTTCCCAGGCTCAGCGGATCCCTTCCCGCTTAGAACGCGGTGCCGGTCCGCCCACTCGCTCACGTTGAGGGAGGGCTCGGGCTTCCACCCCTTGCATGCCGGCAGGATCCAAGCGTCAAGGGAGGTCGGGTTCATCGGACCTCCCAAACGTGACTGGTTGAGACAGCTCCTCGCAGACTCTCCGGAACTCCTCCGTCAGCACGCGGTGGACTTCGGTCACGTCACTGAGCCCGGCGACTACGGCGGCGACACGATCCGGGATGGCGAGGAGGAGATCGCGAGCACGGCGGTTGGTATTGAAAGCAGCGACCCGAACCTCGTCGACCGGGATGAGCTTCCCGGTTTTGATCTTCAGCTCCAGCTCTTTGAGCCGTGCCTGGTAGGTCTCACGGGCAGCCCGGGCCTTCGCAAAGGCCAACGCCTCGGGGAATGCATGGGACTTGGAAGGCGAGTGCGGTGCGGGTGAGGGCTGGAGGGCCGGCCTAGGACCGCGGCTAACACTACTTCTGGGCTTCGACTCGTCGGTATTGGACTGCCACTGGGAGTCGGCCAGATTGGGGTCGATGTTCCCGCCCACCGCCGTAATCCGTCCGCTTTTAATCGCCTTACGGACCGCAGCAGGGGTGACCCCTCGGTGTCTCGCGTACGCACGGATTCCCATGGTGTCCGCCACCGGCTAGCTAGCCGCCTCGCGGTCGGCCTTGTTTCCGGTGAGCTTCTCCCAGCGCTGCACGATCACGTCGCAATAGGCGGGGTCGAGCTCCATGAGGAAGGAGCGCCTCCCGGACTGTTCGGCACCGACGAGGGTTGAGCCGCTTCCTCCGAAGAGGTCGAGCACGTTCTCTCCGGGTGCGGAGGAGTACTGGATGGCACGTAAGGCGAGTTCGACTGGCTTTTCGGTGAGGTGGACCATGTTCTGAGGGTTGATCTTCTTGACCGCCCAGACATCCACGGCGTTCGCCGGGCCAAAGAACTTGTGGGCGCTCCCCTCCCGCCATCCATAGAACGCCCACTCGTGGTTCCCCATGAAGTCCTTCCGTGTGAGGACGGGGTGTTCCTTGACCCAGATGATCGATTGGCTGAAGTAGAGGCCCGTCGCCTTGAGTGCCGGGGGGTAGTTGGCGCAATTCGCGTAGCCGCCCCAGATGTAGAAGGACCGCCCCGGGACGAGAACTCGGGCGATGTTTCCGAACCAAGCCAGGAGCAACTTGGCGAAGGCTTCATCGGACACGAAGTCGTTAGCGAGGGGTCGGTCCTTTGGCCGCATCTTGCCGGTCGGCTTTGCCTTTTCCGGAAAGCGTGCGAGGTCGAGCTTCTGATGGTGGGTCGGGGTGAAGCTGGAAAGCCCGGCGGCGATCGCGTTGTTAGACCTAGGCTCAACCTTCACGTTGTAAGGCGGGTCTGTGTTGACCAGATGGATCTCCGCCCCGGCTAGGAGTCGATCGAGGGCAGCGGGACTGGAGGAGTCCCCACAGAGCAGTCGGTGATCTCCGAGCAACCAGAGGTCGCCCGGTCTAGACACCGGATCCTCAGGCGGCTCCGGAGCGGCTACCTCATCCTCAGGCTCTCCATCGAGCAAGGCGTTCAACTCGCCCAGGTCGAAGCCGGTGAGCTCCAGATTGAAGTCGAGTGCCTCGAGTGCCTTCAGCTCTTCGGCCAGGACGTCCTCGTCCCACCCGGCGTCCAGGGCCAGTCTGTTATCCGCGATGACATAGGCGCGCTTCTGAGCATCGCTGAGGTGGGTGAGCTCGATGACCGGGACTGTGGCCATCCCAAGCTCGCGCGCGGCTAGGAGCCGCCCATGTCCGGCGATGATTCCCGCGTTCCCGTCGACGAGGATCGGATTGGTCCAACCGAACTCAATGAGGCTCGCGGCAATCTTGGACACCTGCTCTGGGCTGTGAGTACGCGGATTCCGGGCGTACGGGATCACCCTCTCGATAGGCCACTCCTCGATCTGGCCTGGCATGCGCACGTCCTTTGCGGCGTTCGTCATCCCTTCAACTCCCCCTCTATCCCCCCCGGGTACCAGGTACCCGGGTACTTGCTGAGAACTGCCGACGCTAGCGAGACCTTGCGGTCGCCGTCACCCTCAGCACATCGGCCCGGAAGTACCTACGCCGCCCACGTAAGGCGAGTCGCCCGTCTCCGTGGGCGCCACTACAGCGAGTGACGAATGAAACGAATTTGACGAAGGATCGCCGTCGAGGTGAGTACACGAGGGTGCGGCACTCGCTTCGTTCGTCTCATTCGTCTGTTTCGTTGTGCTGGACGCGAGCCATCGCTGAGCGGAGCGACCCCCGGTGGCTTCTGACACGGAGTAGATGAGCCTGCGGGCCTGAAGTTCGTTCTTAGCTCGTGTGATCTCGGACGAAGGACGATTGCGACCAAAGACCCCCGAGTTGATCTCAGTGTCGGTCAGGCCCTGAGGTTGCGCCCGCAAGGCAGTCAGCAGGGCATCGGCGACCGGATCCCCCAGTGCTTCTCCGAAGATGTAGCGAGCAGAGGCCTCGGAAAATCCCCAAAGAGCGAGGGCAGCCTCCAAGTGTGGGCGTTCGATCTCCTCCGCCTCATCCAGCAGGGCGTAGATGAGAGCGAGACGCATGGCGTGAGACTCCGAGCGTGAGGTAACTGCTCCAAGCAGACCTGGCCTGCCCTTGGACAGCTCTTCGTAGGTCTGGTCCCAGAGCTCCCATGCCTCTTCGCTATACCGGACCTCTTTGGTAGAACGGGCTCGCTCCGCAGCCCGCCTAAGCTGCTCGATCAGGGGG